GGGTCTATGTTACAATTCCGGACATGATGATAAGATAGTACTATGAGAGCAAAGGAGACTGATCATGTCCAAAATCCGACAGCGCTATGACGATGAGTTCCGCAAGAACGCAGTCAAACTCAGTTACGTCACTACAAAGCCCATTAAGGAGTTCTGCGCAGATCTTGGTATTCACCACAGCATGATATATCGTTGGCGGAAAATCTATACCGAAAGCGGTGAAAAGACCAAGGTAGCTGAGCAACAGGACCAGCTTCGAAAGCTGCAGCTAGAACTCGCTGAATTGAAGATGGAGAACGAAATGCTAAAAAAAGCCGCGGCCTACTTTGCGAAAAATCTGAAGTGAAGTATGAACTCATTCGTACTCATCCCGAGTATCCTGTGACAAAGTGGGCCGCCTGTCTCGATGTGTCGACCAGTGCGTATTATGACTGGTTGGCCAATAAGGATGAACGGGATGAGCGGCAAGAGAAGTATACCGAAGCCATCAAAAGGATTTTCGATAAAAGCGGCAAGACCTACGGTGTGGACCGCATCTGCGGATGCCTAAGAAAAGAAGGCTACACCGCATCCTACAAGCGTGTAAAGAAGATGATGGATGAGTTGGGTCTTGTATCACTACACCGCCGGCGCCGACAGCGCTCTCTAACCGATAGCCGGAAAGCTCGGGGGCCGGGGTATCCAAATCTAGTTCAAAATCTAGATATCACCAAGCCATTCCAGGTTATCAGCAGTGATATTAGCTACATACGGACTGCTGAGGGCTTTGAGTATCTCTGCACGGTCAAAGACGTGGTAACGGGTCTTGTTCTCGCCCACACAATGGCTGACAACATGAAGGTAGATCTAGTTGAACGGACTCTCACAAAAGCCTTTCATCGCTGGCCGCTGTTGGCCGGCTGTATCCATCATAGTGACCGTGGAAGCCAATTTACAGCGGAGTCTGTCGCCAAACTGCTCCAGAAGCACGGAATCCAGCAAAGCTTTTCCAGAGTCGGCAAACCTGGGGACAACCCCTGGAGTGAGAGTTTCTTCGCAAATCTGAAGAAAGAAGCCGTCCACTGGCGCCACTTCCAGACTCGAGCAGAAGCCAGGCAAGCGATATTTGCGTACATCGAGGGTTTTTACAACACTCGCCGCGTCCAAAAACGCTTAGGTTATCTTAGCCCGTTAGAATGGTTGAACCAGTACCAAGAGCTATCTTTAGTTGGTGTCGCTTAAGGAATGTCCGGAAAAGTGTTGACTTCCCAGACTTTTCGGGGTAGAGATTGAGTTCTCGAACCTAAGCGAACGAGACATCATGATGCTCGCAAGGAAACTTACCGATGCGGGCCTCGTAACGGCCTATGAAGGGTATAACCACCAGCGCAGGTCCACCTGGAAGATCGTCTACGATGCTTCCGTGAGGAACACGAAGCACCGCTGCGGATGGGAGCTTGTGAGCCCTCCTCTGAAGGGTATCCAGGGCCTTGAGCTTATCGAGAAGGCCGTTAAAATCCTGAAGGAGAATGGGGCTACGGTTGATGAAACCTGTGGGCTTCATGTCCACCACGATGCCGGGACATGGACGGTAAATGAATGGAAGAACGTTTACCGCCTCTATGCCAGGATGGAGCTTACAATCGACGAGTCGCTTCCTAAGAGCCGGAGGGGGTCTGGGAACCCTTACTGTATGAGCAACCGCTCCGTGCTAGAAAGAAGGCTTGATCAGTTCGAGAGAATCACCACCATTGAGGGCCTCATGGATTTCTGGAATTCAAGGTACTTTAAGGTGAATATTATGAGCTGGAGCCGCCACGGAACGGTTGAGTTCCGCCAGCACTCGGGGACACTTAATGCGAAGAAGATCGTCAACTGGATCGTCTTCACCCAGATGATCGTAAACAGGGCAGAATCCCCTCGGAAGCTCAAAGTAACCTTCGACGATCAGAGGTACAAGAGGACCAATCCCTGGAGGCTTGTGGCCGTGGAGTTCGCCTTACATAACAAGGGAGACGAGATGGATTCTCTCGTCAAAGGTGCTATCGAGTTTATTGCCGGACGGATTACCCACTTCCGGGGACAGGAATCAAGAAGAGAGGTAGCTTAGCCTGCCTCTCTTGGGATGGGGGAATATTGTGATCAGGATTAAGTGGATCGGGGACGGGGAAACCTTCTCCGGCCAGACGTTTGCCGATGTCGTTGATATGCTCCGCTTGTCGGCGCGCCTTCGTGTCGATGAAGATGTCTGGACTTACATGAAAAACGTCTCAAGGCGCCTTAAAGAGTGGAACGGCGCGGTGATCAGGGCGGATTCCTGCGAGAATTTCATCAATGACTTGGAAGAGAACGGCTTTATCATCATCTTGGAAGGGGAATAACAGTGAAATACTACTTTGCCTATGGATCGAACCTTAATATGGAACAGATGTCTAACCGGTGCCCTGATGCGGTGCCTTTGGGAGCGCGCGATCTTCCGGGCTGGGAGCTTCAGTTCAGACGGGTCTTAACGATAGTGAGGAATCCGAAAGGGGTCGTAAGAGGCGGGCTCTGGCTTATCTCGGATTTTGACGAGAAGATGCTAGACCGCTATGAGGGATATCCGGGATGGTACGAAAAGCACTTCATCACCTTCCCTGATGGTCTTACGGCCATGACCTATATCTTGACCAAAGGGAAGGAAGCGGAGCCTTCGAAGGGCTACTTGGATGTCTGCCTTCAGGGGTGTATGGACTTCAAGATCGATCCTCAGGGGCTTTTCAGGGCTTATCTGAAGAGCGCAAGGAAAGCTGGATAACAGGGCCGTCGTGCCTTAATACGAGTCGAGGGTTTACGGCAGGATGAAACGTCCTGCCTTTTTTGTTAGGTGGGAAAAAATGAAAGGGGGTAGATCGTGAAAATGCGCTTCCTATCGGCATTTGGATGAATTTGGACGCAGACAAGAGTTGCTTTTGACGGTAGTATGTTGGTAGTGGTAGTGATACTACTACCAATACCAATATGAAAGGATGAACGAGATGGCTGTGGCTATGACATTCAGAGGCTCAAGGCTTTTAGCTAGGTCGGTTACTAGGACAATTCTTCCGGACAAGCTCGAAATCAAGGATGGGAAGGTGCATATCACTCGCCGTGCCTGGTTCGGCCTCAAAACAGATGAGGACGAAATTCGCTTGGAGAGGATCGCATCTGTACGGGTTAAGCGCGGTATCCTCACCGGGAAGATCATCATCGAGACATCGGGCGGCGGTATTCCAGAGCTTGAGTTCTCCCGCATCTGGAAGTGGCAGGCAAAGAAGATAGCCAAAGCCATCCGGGAAGCCCTTTAGGCCGTCGTTGCTAAGTGATCGAACCTTGAAAGGAGAATAGAGATGATAGTCAACCTGAAAACAGGGGAAGCCCTGGATTTCGCAGCGATGTCTGATGAGGAAATCGTGGCGCAGCTTAAGGACTTGGAAGAAGTGTTTGAGATGGCTCGTATGGCCCGCGATACAGCGCGGGCTGTTTTGATAAGCCGGATGGAGGCCGAGAGTGCTACCTTGAAACTTACGCCCTTTGCCAAAATCAGGCTCAGGAAACAGTCTAAGATTCGGGATCGGAAGCTTGTTGAGGCCCTCTATAAGATATGCCCGCCGGAGCTTAAATCTAAGTGCTTCCAGATGGATCTCCGGCCTCTGAAATCGGGCCTTAATGAGTTGGCCAAACTGGGAGACGACTGGCGGCAGAAGGTGGAAGCAATCTACGCGGACACTTGGACGCTTAATGTGGAGTGGATCACCTCTGGGGAAACTCAAGCTGCAGATGAACTTGATCTTGCCGAGATTACGGACATTCCATTCTAGCGTGTAGCCTTGACCGAGGGCTGGATATGAAAGGGGATTTCAATGACCAATACCAATCAAAAGCAGGCTGTCAGGATGAAACAGGCGGTGCCGATCGACTGGGACGAGATACCATCCGATCCGAGGCAGATGCCTTTCACGGTGCTCGTTGAGGGTATGCAGGGAGTGGGCAAAACCCACTTTTCCATGACTTTTCCAGAGCCCATTTTCATCCTGGACACAGAAAACAGGGCTGATGTCGTGGCCGCGAAGTTCGCCGGCACGAAGAAGGTCTATCGGAAGAAGATCACGACCTTCAATGACATCCGCCAGATTCTCATTCAGAAGGTCTTCCCAGAACACAACGGGGGAACCATCGTGATCGATTCCGGTTCCGACCTCCAGGCCCTGGCCGAGCTTGAGTACTTAGAGGAAGCGAAGGTGGAGAAGATTTACCCAACCTACATTTGGGCCCGTGTTTGGGAGAAGATCGACAATATGCTCAAGCTCATCCGGGAGAAGGGTTACTACTGTGTGGTAACGGGCCGGATTAAGGACGAGTACACAGAGGACGGTAAGAGGACGGGAGATTACGTCCTGGAGGGGTATAAGAAGCTCCCCTACCGCGTAGACATCCACCTCCGGCTTCTGCCAAACTTCACCGCCGAAGTCTACAAGAACGGCTTCCGGAATGAACCCATCGATCAGGTGAAGGTGCTTGAGAGGCCCTCGTTCACCGAGATCATCGCCAAACTTGTCATGGGGGCCCCGGGGGAGATAGTTCTCCCTCAGGTGGAGCTTGAGGAAGTGAAGCCTAAGGAAGAGAAGAAACCGACGGGGAAAAGCCCAGCTAGAGAGGTCAAAGAGAAGGCCGAACCTCGCGAGAGCGATTTAGAAGCCCAATATGACGCTGTTCCAAATTCAGAGGGTAATCACCTTACCCCTCTCGAAAACGAGGCTCCTGCGGCTTCTGGTGAAGTCAATTTGAACAAGCTTGCCGCCAGAGAGGATATCATGGAGGTCTACAAGTACGGGTTGAAACTGGGCCTAGATAACGCTACCCTCAAGATGCTGCTCTACGACATTCGAGGCGATGAAGTGCAGGATCACGACAGGCTGACTGAGGGAATGACGGTCGGGGAGCTTCAGGAATGGCAGAAGAACATAGACATCATCGCGACGGAATACCTAGGTGTTGAGAAGTAGGAGCTGGCGGCTCGAAAGAGCCGCTTTTTTTGATGCCATGTAATGACAGTGCTGGTAATGCAGATATGGGCTGGTAAGGAATGACGATTAGTGGTAGTATTACTAGTGAAAGTGTCGGAAAGGAGAATTGTACCGTGAAGAATGTCAAACAATGGATCGAGGAAAATCCGCTGCTGGTGTTCAGAAAGAACCAGGGCTTGTCTAGAATGGTCTTTGCATCGCTTGTGGGAGTCTCAGTGAGCGCCGTGCAGAGCTGGGAGTGTGGTGCTAATACGCCCAAGCCAGAGCACTTTCAGGCATTGGCCAATGTGATGGGCAGAGACATCGAGCAGGAATGGAAGGAATGGCTTAGCAAAAAGCATCAGCTTACGCTAGAATAGTAAGAGTATTATCACCCATTCCCATATCTGGAGGATTTTC